ATTCTGTTGGACGCGGCCTGCGACGGCTTCTTTGCGAACAACATGGCCGCTACGCCGAGGCCCGCTGCGGCAACGCCAGCTACGGTCGCTACGGTTGCGGCCGTCGCGGTGAACGCCGACGCGCTGATCGCTCCGATTGACACTGCGGCCCCAACCCCCGAGGCGAGCAAAGCGACGCCTCCGACGATCTCGGCAGCGGTCATCAGAAACTTCGACAACGCGGTGTCTCCGCAGCTAAGAGAGGGAAAAGGAGGCGACTATGAAGGAATTATTGGTCTTGGTTTTGCTGACGCCGGTTAGCGTCGCCGCAGGTCCAATTTCGAAATTCGATCAGAAGTCTCCAGTCGCCGACTATTCGACGGCTAGGAGGTTAGAGGACGTTGAGCGGTGTCTGATCGACATGGACGGATGGCTTGCGCCAAACGTTTATTCGCAACCCGATCGCCCTGATGAGGTTACGCTGATCTGGATCGCGGGCGGCCCCGGCGCTGGCAGGGCGGCGGCAAGAATCGATCTTCACCGGCTTCCAAACGGCACATCGGTCAAATCGTGGATGCCCGCTAAACAGGTGGCAGAGTGCGCGCCCGGAGCGCCTAGCGCGGGCTGACCCGCCAAGCGATGTCCATTTTTCTAACCTGCATTATGCATGCGCCAGCTGCCACCTCATGATAACCAATCAGCCTGCCGTTGCCGAGCAAGACGCCAAGCGCCCCCAGCGGATCATCGCCAGCACCGATGACAACGTCGCCTGCCAACGCCTCGGCGGGCGCAATACGGGCTAGACCCATCGCATCAAGGGCCTCAGCAAGTGTGCCAAACCCGCGCGCCTTCAGTTGGCGCAGGGCAGATTTCGCTGAACCGTAGCTGCCCTTTGGCGGGAGCTTCACCTTGTAGCCCATGCGGCGCAGATGCGCGGCCGTCATCCGGACGCAATCCCTCTCACCGAACTTGAACGGCAAATCCTTGAATTCGTCCAAGGTAGCCTGCGCCGCTTGCACCCGGCGCAACATTTCTGGCTGCTCGATCATTGCTTCGTCACCATTGCGATGGCCGCCACGACGGTTGCTAGGATGCCGATACTCCAGCAGAGCGCCGTTAAGTATGGCATCAGATTGAGACTGATCAGCTCGCCGGATTGGATGTCGCGGAGGCACTTCACAGCGACACCCCGTCCGGGGCTTCCGTTCCCCAATACAATTGCTTCGTGACCCACGTCACGAACGAGCAACCCAACTCACCCGGCCAGAGCAGTTGATGAAAGCCATTAGATAGACGCGCCGCATCATCGGCGAGAAAAAACTCGTCGAACACGCTACCGATATCGTAGTCGATCGAGCGCTTTCCATTTTCATCGATATTGATGGTCGGGACATCAAGCAGGCCGTCGAGCAACAGAGCGGGATCGCCAAGTACAAGCCCGGTTACCGGATCGACGGCGCCGAGCCAGATTTTGACTGGCGAATCCTGCATGCCGCTGTTCGCAACCTGCCCAACCGCGACGTTGGTGGGCGGCACGAGCGTCAGCGTGACGGATGGCGCCTGATTTCCAACGCCATCGCCAATATCCTCGATATTCGAGAATACGCCGAAGACGTCGTCGTGGCTGACATACTTGTTGCCGCCGAAGGTGAGGTAGCCCGAATTCACGAGCAGATGGACGTCGCGGGCGGGCGTGAACAGGTCGATCGCCGCGAACGCGATGAAGCGCTCGCCGGCCAACGCCGCCATGAGTTCGGGCGACCAATCTGACATCAGCGCGTTTCCGTGATCGTGAGGGACATGCCCTGCACCTTGGCGGGGATATTGGTGTATCCGCCGTCGTCGACCGTGAGCTTGCCTTCGATCATCGGCTTGCCGAATTCGCAGACATCGCCGTCGCCGGGTTCGACATGAAGCATCGGCGAGATCGGGAGCGAGAGCTTGCCATCATCGTCCGCGAAGGTCTGGGCCGTGGCGCGGTAGAGGACGCTGCGACCAGCTGTGACGAGGCCGAAGAACTCGCGTTTGGCGACGACGGCGCGCGGTTGGAAACCCCGGAGCTTGACGACGGAGCCGGCCTGATCGGCGCCGTCGACCACGATGGCACCGCCGATCGGATGGAAGGCGCGAGAGCGAAGGCCGGGCTGGTGGAAACGGCACCCGACAATGACGCCGCCCATAAGCCCGTCGAGGATCGCGGCGGTCCACTCGCGGCCATCCGGCTCCGGCTTCAGATTCGGCGTTTCCAGTTTAACAGAGTAGCGCGACCCCATGAGGCCGGCCCACACCTCTTCCCCGCCCATAAAGCCGCCCTGCCAGCCGCCAGGAACGATCGGGATGACAGAGGCCAGCTTGGGGAGCGGCCTCGTTGGTAGATAAATGTCCGCCATTATCAGCGCGTGCCGAGCTTGAGACGGCCATAACGCGCTTGATCCTGCCGGCTCAAAACGCGACCTCCAGCCGCGCCCTTGGCTTCTGCCAGTTGGGAGCGCCCCTCGATTTTCTTCATCAGATCCTCGTACACGACGGCGCCCCGCAGGTCGTAATAGTGGGTGGTTCCGCCGCTATCGTTCGCAGCCAACATGCGGCGAGTATCCGCCGCGTTCGTCACCTTCGATCCGAGCGGCAGGTTGACGACTTCGGGGCCATTCTCACCGACCAGCGCCGCACCGGCCGAGCTGTAGTCGGTGCCGGCAGCAAAGTGCGGAAGAAACGCAGACAGATCGAGCGGCGACACCGACATGGTCGTGGGGATCGATCCGCCTATGTCGAGGGCTGGGCTATCCAGCGAGGCAGGATTGATGCCGCCATGGCCGAACAGCTTGCCGAGGAAGCCGCCGACACCGCCGCCCTTGAACAGCGAACCGACACTGCCGAAGGTGGGGTTATTCTCCCCGAACAGCCAATTCTTCAGCGGATTGATCGCGGCGAGCTTAAGGAATTCCTGCTCAAGTTCCTGCGCGATCCGCTTGCCCTCATCACCCCAGTTGCTCCAGTTCTGCGGATTGAGAACGTCGTCGACCAGCTGGTCGCCCACGCCCTTCACCTCGCTGAAGGCGTCCTGCAGCCGCTTGGTATGCTGGGCATCCTGTTCGGCCGCCGCAGCGGCCGCGAGGATGGCCGGCGCCCACTGGGCATATCCATCGCCAAGCTCGCGCTGAAGCGTCTGCTGCAGCTGCAGGCGGGCAATGAGCGCATCATGTTCGGTCATAGACCTGCCGATCAGGGATGCTTCCGCCCGGCTGATCTCGATCTGCTCGCGCGACGAACGCAGCGCATCCGCAGAATGTTGCGCGCGCTTCGCCAGCAACTCCGCGCTGGTGGCATCGACATTGCCCTGCACGACGTCGGTGCGGTCGTTGTCATTATAGCCGCGCTGGTCGGCCTCCCGGTTGGCGGCGAGCCGCGCACGGGCGCGATCGGCCGCCCCGCTCGTATCTCCGGCATAGCGCGCGGCGAGCTGGGCATCCTGCACGCGGTTGCGGAGCGCATCGAGCGACTGCAGCGCCTGACCGTGCGCTTCCTCCGCGTGAAGCTCCTGTAGGGCCTTCCTTTGAGCCTCAATAACCTTGGTCAGGGCCGTGAGGGCATCGCCCTGCGCAAGCGCCTGCATCTTCAGAAGAGGACGGAGAGCCGCTTCATCGCTCAGCACTTGGTTCATCAGACCAACCGCGAGCGCGCCGTTCGAGACTTCCAGATTGACCTGTGTACGAGCAGCCGTCTCGATCCGCAGCCCGGATACCGACTTCGCCGAGTTGGCGATACCGTCCGCGATACTCAGCGCGATCTGGCGGCGCGCCTCCGCCTCGACGTCGATCCCGTTCTTCGTCGCATCCGTGATCGCCTTGCGGCGGGCCTCAGCGAGAACGCCAGCACCATCGCTCTGCAGATAGGCAGCAGCGACATCGAGCGCGGCACGGGCGCTGGCCTCCATCGCGGCCGCCTCGCGGGCCAGAGACTGGGCATGACCGGCGCCCGCCTTCGCCGCCTCGGCCTTCGCGGCCGCGCCCTTGCCCTGCGCCGCCGCCTCGGCATCGGCCGCCGTGATCAGCTTACCGCCCTGTTCCAGCCGTTCCTTCTGCGCCGCCAGCGCGCCCTTTTCTGCCGGCGTCTTCGCGGCCGCGATCTGCGCGTCGAGCTTCGCCAGCGCCGCAGCCTTCTGCCCTTCGGGCAAATAGGTGGTAACCGCGTGGGTATATTCGTCCTGCGCGGCGCGGGCATTGCGGAGCTGGCCGGCGCTCAGGCCCGCCGCCTTGCCATTGTCGGCCAGCACGCCGTTGATCGCAGCGAGCTTCGTCTTGAGCTGGTCGAGCTGGTTGCCGCCGGTCGCTTCGTCGACGTAACCCATCGCCGTGACGGCGCGCGACCGGGCACCCGCATTGTTCTGTTTCTGCTGTTCCTGCTTCAGCTGCGCCTGCAGGTCCGCGATCTGCTTATCGATGCCGGGCACCGCGCCGGCAAGGTTCGTGCCCACGAGCGTGGCACGCTGCTGCTGCAGGTCCGCGATCTGCTGCGCGATCGACCCGCCGCCAAGCGCGCGGTCGATTGCCTTGCCCATCCAGCCCCAGGCATCGGACGCGGCATCGGAGATCGCATGCCAGGCGCGCGCGAGGATGTTGGCATGCTCGGCCGCACCATCGAACTGGCCTTTCAGACCATCAAGCAGAGCCTGCTGCGCACCGTATAGGTCGTTCTGCTGTACGAGGTCCTGTATATGCTCGATCTGCGCCTGCGTCAGCGTGCCATAGCGGGCGGTCAGTTCCTCCGCGCCCTTGACCGGATCCTGAAAGGCCCGCCCAAGTTCCTGCTGTGCGCCCTTGGCATCCTGCGCCGTCGCCTTGGCAAAATCCTCCGTAAGTGCCGTCAGCCCCGTCAGGACGTTCCCGCCGATACCGCCCATCTGGACATAGGCCGACACGATTTCGCGGGCCGAAGCCGTGCTGATGTCGCCCAGTCGCGCCGCTGCTTCCGCATCGCCTTCCAGCTTGGCGGCCGACACGCCGATCACGGCGCCGGAACCCTGTGACAGGGCAGCCAGCTTCGCCATATTGTTGGTGTAGCTCAGCCATGCGGCCGCGCCGATCAGAACCGCTGCCGTCGCCGCCGTGATACCGATTGTCACCGGATTGAGCAGCGCGCGCACCTTCGCCATGCCGCCGGCAACGCCACCGTCATCCATCGACACGACGTCGCCAGGTCGCCCGCCTGCATGGCAAAGGCCTTGATCGGGCTTTGACCGGCGAGAACCGGATCGACAAAGCGGTGCACGGCGCTTTCGGCGATCATGAACTGCGTGCGGTTCAGCCCCAGTGCCGAGCTATGCTCGTTCAGGCCGTTCTTCGCCCGCTGCAGCGCCTTTTCCGAAAGCGCGATCGCAGCATCCCGTTCTACCTCGCTGATCGCACCCTGCTTCAGCAGGCCATTGGCGATGCGCACTTCGTCGTCGTAGCGCTTCTGCGCCGCGTAGAGCGGATCAAGGGCCGATCGAACGGCATCGACCTGCTGCTCTTGCTGCGCAAGCAGAGCCGCGTATTGCGCGGCATTGGCGTTCTGACCCTGCGCACCGCCGCCCGCATCACGATAGCCGCCATAGGCACTCGTGCCGGCGTTCGCGTTGATGACCGATTGCATGTTGGTCGGCATGAGCGCGGCGATCTTCGCGGCGGCCGCGTCGCGGCGCTGCAACGCGCGCTCGATATCGTCGCCGGCCTTCTCATACGAGTTGACCAGGCGCTTTGCGTTCGCATCGCCGCTGTCGGCGATTTCGGTGAAGTCCGCCTTGATCTGCGCCTTCCCCTCGATGCCGAGGCGAATGGCGACGCTCTGATCAGTCATCGTGCATCTTCCTCGGCATCGGGGGGATCATCAGAATGAGCGGCGACGATCACACGCTCGGCGTCGGGCAGGACTTCGGAGAGGAAGGCGAGATCAGCGTTACGGGCGCGGCCCACTTCCATGACCGCGCCATAATCGAGCGCGAAGGCCGATCCGAAGCCCGCGACCCGCAATTGCGAGCCGCAGTCGGCAATCACTTGCCAGACGGCTTCGCCTTCTTCGGTCGCCGGCTCGAAGCGGATGTAGGGGCAACCCCCTTCACCGCTTTCCGGGTCCGGCTCGCACCGGCCGTTCGTGCCTTCCTGACACGAGAGCTGGCAGTAGCGCTCCCCGGCGTCGCCGCTGACGAAGTGCCATTCGGCGAGCCGGCGAAGCCGTTTTTTTCCCGTTCCCGATCCGACCACGGGCGGACATAGGCGGCATCGGCCGCCTCGTAGGCGGTCACTTCCTCGAGGAAGAGCGAAATCGTGCCCTTGGACACGACGATCGGACGGCCGACCTCGTCCAGCTCAGGGCGATCATCGTCGCCCATCTTGTAGACGTCGTGCGTGGGGCCAACGGGGTCACCGGCCGCGTTGCCGATACCTTCCCACGCGCTGATCCCGCGCCGGATCAGTTCGCGCGAGAGAGCATCGCCCGCTTCCTCGATATCCGCCGGGTCGACCCGGAGCGAAAGTGCTACGGCCCTGCGGGCAGCGCGAACGGCCTTGGGGCCGATCGGATCGAAGCACACGCGGACGCCAGGCAAAAGGAAAGGCCGAGGATCGGCCTTGTCCTCGCTCGCAATCTGGCCGAGCCAGCCAGAGACGACTTGCCCCAGCTTAAACATAGGCCGCCACATCGTTGGTGAGCGTCGCGGTGACGCTCGCGCCGAGTGCGCCGGACGCCTGCCAGTTGAATTGCGCCTGGATGCCGTTGGGGCCGGAGATCGGGCGCTTGACGGGCGGCAGGAAAACGCGCGGGACGGCGAAGATCAGGCCGAAGGCGCCGATCGACCAGCCGAAATCCAGCTCGATCGGCTCGCCCGACGTCGCAGCATCGAGCATGCTGTAATCAGCGAAGCGCACCGTCGTCGATCCGGTCATTCCAACCATGCCGGGATCACTGTCCTCGATACGACCATCGGCCTTGATCGTCTCGATCTTCTCCAGTCCGTTGGAGAAGGTGAAGTCAGCCGCCACGACACCGCCGAGCGCCACGCCACCTTTCTTGACGTAACCCGTTGCCTGCGGGAAGCGCTGGATCGCGAGGGATGGCGTCGCATTGACGCCGGCCACGCTCGCGTTCGCATGCTCGCTCTCGCCGATGCAGATCAGGCTGCAGGTCGCGTTGAGCAGGCCGGAGCGCGACATGGCGATCTTGAGCTGATTGAGACGCGCGCCGTAGTGGGTCGAATAGGCCGGCACCTCGGGCGAGCCGATTTCGATCGCCATGACGGGCAGGGCGGCCGCCCCGGACGTGAAGACGTGCGAATAGCCGTCGCCCGCATCGCCGGTCGACACGGGCGCGCCCATGGCGAGCCTCAGCCAGTGACCGAAATTGCGAGCGTCGACGGGAACGACGATATCGCCATCATTGGTCGCGACGTCTGGCGTCGGGTCCTGCATCTCGCGACCCTGCCCGAGAAGATCGGAGGGGATCAGCGGCCGTTCCTCGCCAAGCGTGTGCGAGACGAAGGGAAGGCCGAACCACGCGGGGCCGCCTGCCGGGATCATGTCGGGCGTGTTTTGGAAGACGCCGAACGCTTTTGCGTTCGCGCCGCGTGCGCGTGCCATAACCAGTCTCCTTGGAAGTTCAGTTCAGAGGGTCGGTGGTGGAAAAGCTGACGATGACGGTGACCGTGCCCGTGCGAATGGTCGGCGCGCCGGGTGTCACCCGATCGTCGATCGTGATCGGCCGCGCATCGAGCCATTCGGCCAGACCACCGAGCTGGCGATCGGCGCGGATGCCGAGGCCGATCGCACCGCCCATCGCATCGATCGCGTCATCGGCCGTGCCACCCTGCAGGCCCGCCGCGATCGGGGGCGTAATTTCGAGGTCGATCGCCCAATCGTAATAGTAGATGGCACCGTCGCTGCCGCCGAGATCGGCGCCGGTCGGATCGCCCACGTCGCCCCATTCGGCGAAGATCGATCCGCCGACATCCTGCCGGGCCGGGCGTGCTTATCG